TTGTAGAAGCTACGGCAGAACCGCTAACTATTGCGCTATTAGCCCCAGTAACTACGACTTCACCAGTAGCAGCAGGTAATGTCTGCGTAAAGTTACTAGCAGTTGCAGGTTCTTGGATGGTTATTTGGCCGCCACCCGATGATTGTAAGACTAGGCTCATAATATGACCCACCTTTGAGTTGAAGGAATTGTTACCGTTGCCCCTGAGTTTACAAGAATTGGCCCAACAGATAGTGCATTTTTGTTAGTTGTTAGTGTATAAGAAGTTGTAACAGTAACACCGTTTTCTAAAAAAACTTCGTCCCCGCCACCACCTGTAGCACCACCGCCTAATTGACCCCATGCACCACCTTGGTAGCCTTCAAATTGGTTAGTATCGGTGTTGTAACGCATCTCACCGTTTACTGGGCTTACTGGTCTTTGTGCTGTTGTTCCTTTTGGAATCAGCATAAAGCCTGTGCCTGTAAAGCTAGGGTTTACAAAAGCAGCAGTAAATTGAGCAAACTCAACTGCGTCTCCAGATACGCTACCGGCAGCCATTCCTGTAATCTTTTGGCTACCCATCTTTAAAGCGCCTGTTGCGGTAGTTTGACCGTCAGCAGCTAAAGAACCTGTTAGGGCAGTTGCAATGTCTGTAAGGGTGTTATTAGCCCATGTAGAGCTAATACTTGTGCCTGTTACTACTGGATTGCCAGCAGGTAGGCTATATGTACCCGACCCGTTTCTACTCATTTTCTGCTCCTTTTTTTCCTGCTCTGACCATTGCTGCAAGGTTTTCTACATCACCTTTTCTGATTTTAGTGGCCTTGTATTTAGCAATACCGCCAACAACAGGAGCAACAATAGCTCCAACAGGGCCAGCTAAACCCAATCCTAGTAAAGAACCCATTGTGGTAGCACTAATATTTCGCAAATTGTATTTACCAGCAGCAGCTAAGAAGTTTTGCATACCAGTACCTTTGGCAGCGCTTCTAATGGCTTCTTGTTCTTCAGGAGTAAACAAGCGCATACGCCTGTCATCCTCAGATAACTGCAACAGTTTGTTGTGTAGGTATTGTTCTGTACTGAGTTTAGAGTCTCTAATTTCAGCCTTATCAAGCATATCCTCAAACACCTCAGATTTACTTAATTTGGCATAAATATCTCTACCTTTTTTCCAATCAGATAAACCTTCTTTATTTCCGCCAATAATGGAAGAATCAGGCATATTAGCAATGTAATCGTCAAATTCATTCTTTAAACGAGTAGCAACCATCTTCTCATCCGGCTCTTTACTGCGTTGTGCATTTCTAATGAATCTTCTTAAAACGCTTAACTCTTGGAAATCTTTAGGAATATCTTTGTTTTGCAACTGGTCTAAAGCTGCGGCTACTTTAGGCATAGTTCTAGGGTCATATCCTAGTTCTCTTAAATCACCACCAATACTTACCATCATGTTGCCAAAATACTCAGGGTTTAATTCAACTCCAGATTGTTTGGCTTTATTAAAGTACCTGGTTGATTCTTCAGCCAAAGCAGCAGAAGTAGGAGCAGTCTCAACAAGAGTAGGCTTTTTACGCAAAGCGCTTGCCATTTGATTAGCAACAGGTTCTACAGCTTGTGAAACCCTGCTTGTAACGGGTTGTGCTGCTTGTTGAATCATTTGACCTTCACTACGCAATGCGCTAGCCATGTTTCTAGCAGCAGGCATTACTGATTCTTGAATAACAGGGCGAACATTTGGTGCTTTTTGTATAGCAGAAGGAATAGCGCCAATACTGCCTAAAAATGGGGGTAATTTAGAGGCTTCTAATGCACTACCTAAACCTTCCAAAACATTTTGGCTTACAGGGCTAGTGGGTTGATATTGGAATCGTTGTGCAAACTCAGGGCTATCAACACGCTTTCTAGTGCCTTGCATAAGGTTTTCTGCAATACCAGCGCCAACTCCAAGAAAGGGAGCTGCTGCACCTGCTACAACAGCAGTAGGCACTTCATATATAGCTTTAACCCTATCCATCATGCTAACGGGTCTAGCAGGTGGTTGTGGATTTACAGCATTAGGTTGTGAGCCAACAACTGTAGGGACATCAGTATTAATAATATTGCCACGATTTTGAGCAGTAGGCGTAAATGCAGCCGGTTTATTAGGCTGATACAGTCTTTGAGCTTGTGCAATAACATCAGCTTGAGAAGCACCAACTGGCCCAATAAGGGTTATTTCTTTGCCATCAGGAGCAACGACTGTATATTCTTTTTCAGCCATTATTTAATTCTCCAGCCACCCATAGGCGCACCACCACTAGGAGTAGCTCCAGCAGTACCGCTAAGGCCATATAAAGCCTCTAATTGATTCAATGCAGCCATGTTAGCCTCGAAGTCTAACGATGGGTTTGTTGCAGCATCTAAGTACATCTTCAATTCCACATTGGAGTCCATCTGTTTAGCAGACATACCAGTAGCGTTCTTAATAGCCGCCAATAGCAATGGGCGAGATTGAATAATAGTGTTACGAGCCGATTGATTCTGTGTACCAAACAGTTTTCCTGTGGCTTGACCTGCTGCAGTAGAAGATAGGAAAGCAGGCACATTCATAAAGGTATTTTCTGTGCTTGTAATACCGCCACCTTTTTTAAGGATGCCATATTGGTCTTTTAATCCAGCAATTAAGGTGTCTACTGTTTCTCTACCAGCATTAACTGTTTGAGCTTTTTGGTCTGCTGGGCCACCAGGAATAGGCTCTAAACCTTTTCCATCTGCAGTCATGCGATAACCCATTGGTATTTTTTGTTGAGCTTGGTTTCCAGCTTGAATAGCCAATGACTGTCTTTGGTAAGGAGTCAGTTGATTCTGGAAATCATTAAACGAGCCTTTAAAACCACCGCCTTCAGGACTTTGTGCAAACTTGTATTGAGCAACTGCATCAGGAGTTTTAGGCATCATATTGCTTAAAATAGCCGATTTGTATTCTGTACCAACGCCATAAGGGTTATTAGTACCAATTTCTCTTAATGCTGCTGCTAAATCAGGTTTAGTACCAGGCTGTACAGCTACCGGCATAGGCACATTAGCGCCACCCCTGCCAACGCCTTGACCAAAAGGCCCTGCCATTTCAGTAACTTGGTCAGGTGTACCAGCAATCAGATTGGTAATAGCTTTTTCTTTTTCGCTTCTTGCAGTACGGATTCTTTCAGCTAACTTAGATTGTTCGGTATCTGCTTTTTGACCTATATACTTAGATGCCGCAATGTTTGCAAGGGGTACAAGGTTTTGAAAGAATGAAGTCGGCACAAAACGACCACTAACCATTTGACCTTGTGGTAATTGCGTACCTTGTTGCATTAGCATTGCAGCTAATTGCTGTTGACGATTTAACGCTTGTTGTTGAGCGTAATCTTCTGGGGACATATTTTGGGCAACCATATTATCTAAATCCTCGTTCTTGAGCAGCAATCATTCTGCTTGATTCTGAAAAAGGGTCAGTTCCATATTGTTGTGAAATACTGTATTGGGTAAATGGGTTATATGTGCTTAAACCACCCATTTTTGCATCTTTAGCATTAATATCTGCTTGACCTGGCTTCTTTCGCAACATTGCTGCCATAGCCATTGGATTCATGCCACCGCTTTGACCTGTTTGACCAGCAGCTTCGGTTAATCCTTGACCTTGTTGCATTGCCATATTTTGCATTGCTTGTTGCTGTGCAATGTTTTGAAAAACAGGAGTTAGACCTTGGTCTTGTTGTGTAAAGTATGGGTTTACAGTAGTGAAGTAATTGTTATCCATTTAGGACTCCATAATTAACCATTTTGTAACCGTCTGCATTGGTAATAACTGCTTCAGGTTGCACCAACTCAACTTCTTGAGCCATAACACCAACAAACTTACCATGACCTGCAATGTCTTTAAATTCAGGCTTGTACTCAAATTCATAAACCGGCAGTCCATTAGGCAACCAATGAATTTGCTTAATGTTTTCTTTCATGCGAATGTCAGAAGCCATAATGCCTGCACCTGCAAGACCCATTAGACCTTGGTTAAAACTCTGTTGAGCAGCTTGCCTTGCATTAAAGTCACCCATTTGAGCGTTATAGCCCATTTGCGCTGCACTTAATAAATCAGGGCCACTTGTTGTAGCTTGTTGGGCAGAGTTTACAAAAGATGGGTTTTGAACCTGTGAACCACTACGCAATGCACTTAAAGTATTAAGTGGCATATTGTATTTGGTCATTGCTTGGTTAAATGCCTGTTGATTTGCTTGTGAACCAACACCAAAACCTTGTGTTGTAGCACCCAAAAGCAGGTCGTTTTCACGCTGTGCTTGTTGGCGCATAGCATTTTCATAAGCTTGCGTACCTGGCTCTACCCCTTGATTAGCTAATCGTGCCTGCATAGATTCACGGCTTTGCTCAATTTGAGGAGCAAGTCGCTGCATATACGCATCTTGATAGGACTGACCTGGGTTAAATCCTGTAGATGGCAGATTTGGGTTAAATTCTTCACCCATTGTGCTTTGGACACGGCCTAAAGCAGCGTTAATTGTGCTTCCAAGACCTAAACTTGCAGCGTTTTGATTGTTTAAAAGCTGTTGTCCAACATCAGAAAGGCTTGTCGTAGCAGTCCAAGTAGGGTTGCCGTATGGGTCAAAACCACTAACGGTGTAGTCAAGGTTTCCATAAGGAGTAACTTGATTTACACGATTAGCTGCTGCGGCTGCTCTAGCAGCTTCTAAGTTGCCTGCTGCTGTTTCCCTAGCTGCACCCGCATAATCAGGGGGCGCAGGCGCTCTTGGAGCAGGCCCTAATCCTAAAAATCCACCACCACCCATGTCATTCTCCTCTTGCTGTTCTTAAAGGGCATTTAATGTCGAGCCAACGACAATCTTCACGCCTCATAGCCATAATCACTAAATCACCATCCATGTGAGCATCAGGGATTTCGGCTATTACTTTAAAACCAAGGTGTCGGTTTAGTTTTAGGGCAGATTCATTATCTGCACAAACTTGCCCTAGTATAACGCTAACACCTAGTTTATTAAAGGGATAATCGAAAGCCGCCCACAATAAATCTCTACTCATCCAATTTACTTCGTCTACTGCCGCAATGTGCATTTGACACGCTTTTGGCATAAAACTAGCAAACCCTACTACTGCTACTAAATTACCATCTATTTCCTGCCCTATACATACTGTTTCTATTGGCAAAGGGTGGTTCATCATTCTGACTAGCCAATCCCCCATGTACTGTTGATTTTCAGTAGTTACTTGCCTCAATTACAGTACACCTCCATTTTCCATTACATAATCGGTACTTGCCCAACGGAACTCAATTCCTTGTGAGGCCACATTTATATTGACTGAACCGCTAAAGCCTAGCCCAGTAACGCCTTGCCAAATCTTTGTAGTAGTAAGACCACCGCCCCAATTTGCGTTGTCCCATGTAGAGGCATCCCAAATACCAATGTTGTTAATAGAGGGGTTAAACGCTATTTGATTGGTCAAAGGCTCTGTATCAAAGTCTACAGAAATTCCGCATAAAACGGTAGGTAATCCGTTATCTGTCTGAAGAATTGGTCGTACCAAGGTAAATCGTTTTAGCTGACCAGGCGTATTAAAGTAAGAATAGGCTTGTTGTGCAGTTGCAACAATATTGTTTCCAGCGTCAGAATTGGTCGTGTAGAACTCGCCTACAAAACCGTCACCGCCAAAGTGCATATCTGCATCACCTGATACTTCCCAGCAATACGCTTGAATACCTGTAAATCTAGCCCATGACTTAGTAATGGAGTGCATTACATACTGCTCCATTCCCGAAGTAGTAGGAATAGACAAAATCAACATATTTCGACTAGCAAAGAAGTTAATTTGCCACCCATCTAAAGCATAGTATTCGGTAGCTGCTTGACTTACAGCAAAGTAAATTTTGTCCGTTAAGTTAATTCTTGGGTCTAAACGGCTTGATTGCAGGGCAGAAGCTAGAGGTACAAGTCCATCTTGCGTAAGCAAAAGAAGGTCTCCAGCCCACTTAAAGAAACACCTGCGACTAAATGTTTGACCTAATTGCCATACGCCTTTAAGTTGCCAAGTTTCTGCTGTATCGGGGTCAGTACCGTTATAAACAATGGCTTCCCCCATACTGGTTATAAATACAGCATAGTCATCAGCCCCTTGACCTGCATCAAGAGTCCAAGTTCCCATAGCTTGTAAATAGCCTGAATTACGGGCAATTCCGCCAAAATATAGCGGAGAAGCAGCGCCACCAATAGCATCTACATCAAGATACCAACAGGTTAAAGTGTCTTTTTGGGTGAAATAAAGCCTGTTTTTAAAAAGGTTTACACCGATAAATGTATTTGAATTAACCCCTGTAATGCCAATCACCGTATAACTTCCTACTACGGTTGCATTAGCCGTAGGGGCAGTAGCCATCACATAAGTAAAGGTTGTAGGCCCTGTTACATCAATAACATAAGTACCGTTATAGTTAGATTCAGTAGCTCCAGAGATAGTAACCCTGTTTTTATCTACCAATCCATGCGGTGCTGCAGTAGTTACAGTAGCGGTTAAGTTGCCTGTACCGCCCCTTGTAATGCTACTAATTGTTTGTGCAGTATCGGTTGTGGCAATAAAAAACCACCTAGTACCATCAAATACTAGGGTTGGGTCTACGCCATTACAGGCTACAAGAAAATGACCTGCTTGGTTTGTAAGGTTGGTATGTTGAAATCTACTGTCACTAATGCCTGAAAAAAACTCTACTGCAGTTGAAGGTTTCGCATCATAAATCTTTGTTTCTGCAGCAGCAAATAACCGATAACCGCCTGGCAAACTAGTATCGGTATAGTTCATTAACGACTTAACCCTACCAGTAATGCCTGTAGATGACTTAATGTAGCCTTTTCTTAATTGAACATCGGTAGGCGTAGGGTAAAAGTTAACCAGTTGAACAGCATCTAATGGCTGCATATTAGCAAGGGAATCCCTAGCGTTCCAACCGCCAATAGGTGATGCTAACGATGTAGTTTGTGCTGAACGGCCTTTAGCGACTGCCATAATTAAGTCCCATAGCCGGTATCTGGGATGTTTGCGTAACCAATAAGAACCTTGGTTGGGTATGGTGCAAACGATAGAGTAGGCGCACCTTTGTCTTGGGCTTTACATACGCTTAAATAGCGGAAATAATCAGCTTGCAATGCAGTAGTGTCAAAAGACTTAATTTGGAAATACTTGAGTTTTGTAGACAAAACAATCAAGCGGTCATCTAAAACGCTAGTATCGGTATCCGCAGTAAAACTGTTTTTTACTGTTCCATCTGCGCTTCTTGCCCATCCTTTAGACTTATATTCCCACCCAATGTACTCTTGGGTATTCATAGGAGGCCATACTTGGAATTGATTGTCTAAGATTCTCCAACGGATTCTAGGGCCTGTAGAGATATAACCAGACTTTAACCATTGCCATTGTTGTGCATCTTCAGGGCCTAAAGCTTCCCATCTTTTGGTCTTGTCCCATTGAGTTCTATTGGTAATACGCTCAAAATCAAAGGGTAATGAATAGGCAGTTTGGGCTAATACAATAGCGCCTGTACCTGTACCCGAAGCTTGTTGGCTTATGATGACTGTTTGACCATTAACCGTTACCACATTGGTATCTTGGTTAATGTTATTGCCTGTAACCTGCCATTGTTTGTCTACACCCGTTAAATCTACACCTGACTCTACAACCATTGTTGTAGAACCATTTACCGTTGTTGCATTGCAATTAATGGCTTGTGTATAGAAACGATATTGAACCTGTAAGGCTTGCCAATCGTGTTCTTTAACCAAGTCATACCCTGTACCGTTCATTAATGCCAATATTTGCTGAACATCCTGTGATGTATTACCAGCAACATAGGTCGGTACTGCAAGGTTAAGTTCGGCTGCTGTCTGTTGGACAAGCTGAAGCATGGTTTGTGACATATATATCCTTTTACTTGGTTTCCCCAAGTAGTTGGGTATTTGTACTGATTATAAACAAAAAAAGGGGAAATATCCCCCTTTTATTTATTCTACTTCTTCTGTTTGTTTAGGCTTACGACCTTTGGGTTTTTTCTCTGCCATCATTGCCATCAGAGCATCAATTTGCTCTTGTTGTTTGGCTAGTTTGGCATCAGCTTCCATCTTAATTGCAGCGTTTTCTTGGCGCAATTTAGACAGTTCTTCTTCCCGTTGGTTTGTTTCGCCTACTTGCTCTGCTAGGTTTAAAAATGCCTTGGCTTTATCCCTAAACGAAAAAGGATTCATACCGGCAATCATGCCAATACGCTGAATTTGTAGGTCTGAAGCATTGGCTACAGATTCTACCGTATGGAATTTTATTCCTTTTAATTCATCGGCTTGCGAGCGACTAATGATTGTCCACTCCTCAATAGGAGTACCTATAATCTGCTCATGGTTGGCTGTTTGGTTTTGATAATGCGCCCATTGACGAGGAAAACGAGCTTTGTGTTCTTCGTGTGCATAAGTGTCAATTTCAGTTAAGGAATCGCCTGGTACGCAAATACGGACAAAGTCAAACTCTTTAAAAATGGGTCTGCCTGCAGCCATTGACTCATCTTCTTGCTTCATCGAGCGTTTGTAGAAAGTTACTGCTAGGCGGCTATCTGCGCTAATATCATCGGATGGTAATGCCATAATTTAATTCTCCCAAGTGGTTGGAATTGTTAAAAAGAAAAAGGACTGCCCCTTTTGGGGACAGCCCTATAGTACTACAGGTACAGCTTAAACAGATGCTTTACCAAACCAACCATAATCACCAGCTACCATTGAAACTGCTGGGGAGATATAAGCTCCACCAGAAGCAGCAACAGTAAAGGTTGATGTGTTGATGTTGCAAGCAGTCGTGCTTGGAGCGATAGTAGCTGCTGCTACAGCCCAAACATAACGCAAACCGTCAGAAGCGAAAGTTTGTGTGCCGAGTGGGCCAAAGTCTACTGGTTCACCGTAAGCTGCAATTTCTGCTGCAGATTGTGTGCTGTTCAAATCAATGCCAGCGATGGGAAGTGTTGAATATGCCATGATTATTTCCTTAAATTAATTGAGTGGACAAGATTAAATAGGGGTTTCCCCCTACTTATTAGGTTGTCAACAAACCTTGCAAGAAGCGGTTAGAAGTTGTCAAGTTACCAGCCCAACCATACAGCTTAACGATTGCGTCTTGGTTAATCGCTTGACGCTCGCCACCGATAGGTACAAAGTTACGCTCTTTGTGAGGGCGGAAGAAAATGTAGTTGGTGTTGAGCATATACATATAGGTAGCTGTCTGTTGATTGCCATAACCACCACCAAGCACCACATCAGCAGATGTACCGCCACCGTAGAACTTGAGCGATGCAAAACCAGCAGCGCCAGATTCCTCAGAAGCGATACGCTGGATAGCTTGCAAGCTGTTCACATAGAGTTGATACATTGTGTTACCAGCAACAATCAGGTCAGCCTTGTCAGTACCACGAATCTGCTTGATAGCAGCTTCAGTCATCTTGGCAAGAATGTTGGTTGTAGCAGGAGTTGTGGTTACGCCAGTAGTAATCTGGTTGCGCCAGAAGTCCCAGTTAGCGGCATTAATACCACCGTAAGTACCGAGGGTTGGAGTTGCTGAAACAGCAGCGCCTAGACCGTCAAGATTCTTACCACCGTTACCAGTACCGTTTCCGAACAAGTCACCCGAAATGCGGTTTAGCAAACGAGCTTCAGAAACTTGCATACGACCATCTAACAGGTCGATGATTGCTTCTTTAGAGCTGTTTTGCAACATTTCAAGGCCGGACATCGTTACGGAATCAGCGTACTGAGCAATTTTGTACTGAGCAGCAGAAATTGGGCTGTCAGGAGAAATGTTCAGAACTTCATATCCGCTATACGAGTTAGCGTTGTTGGTGTTGGGGTCGTTGTACATGATTTCTTCCAAAATCACATTACCACCTGAGAATGGGCGAACATTGCCCTTCTGGTTCAAACGAGTAAGAATTGCGTTGTTTTCTGTTAAGTTGTCTGCGAGTTCACCGCTACGACTTTGAATAGTGGTAGCGATAATATCGGTGATTGCTGAGTTAGCAAAAGTCATGATATATCCTTAGTTAAAAAATTGCCAAAATTGGCTAGTTAAACCCTACGGCTCATTGCCTCGCCTAATTGCTCTGACAATAAAGACCGCCTATCCTTTTTATCGCCTGTTTCTGTCACTTTTCCGCTAGGTGTAACGGACTTTGGACTTACTGCAGCCGCCTTAGCTTTCTGTACTTGCTGCGCTTTGATTGCCTGTTGTTTGGCATCCTTCAGGAGTCGTTCCTGTTCTAATGCCCATACATCATCATTCATACGCACAGCTTTCTTGTAAGCCGTTTCTAGGTCTTGGGCTTTCCCTAGCTCAAGTAGTTGAGCCATTTCTTCCCTTACCACATCAAAATGCGGAAACCTCTCCACATCACTCCGAACTCGCTCGATTTCATTGCTGAGTCTTGCTTGTTCTTCCTGCTGGAATCTACCTTTAATAGTAGAAACCTCTTGATTCACTTGGTTCAACTGGTTCATAAGTTGTTGTGTGTACGCATCAACTTGTGGAACAGAATTACCGTCTTGATTTAATTGTATACCATAATCTTGTGCAAGTCGGTGAAATAATTGAACTTTTTGGTCATAAGGCGCTTTTGACAAAATCATGTGCGCTCGACCAAGGTTATTAATCCAAGCTGCAGGGCTAATTCCTTGTTGCTGAAACTCTGCTTGGAATGGAGCAATAGCGTTTTCTAGTTCTTTTGCTCGGTCAGCTTCAGCTTTGTAAGTAGACACTCCACGCTTAAATTCGGTTTCTCTTTGGAATCCCGTATATTCAGCTAGTTTTCTGCCTTCTTCTTTAGTTAGTTGTTCGCCTTTAGTTAGCTTATCCCAAATAGGCAAATACTCTTTTTTCCATGTCGTAGGGCGCTGTAAAACAGGTTCTTCAACGATTTCTTCCGTTTCTTCCTCTGTTTCTTCCTCTTGGGCAACTTCAATAGGTTCTTCCGTAGTCTCTAATTTGGCTTCTTCAGCAATATCGTCTACAGGTTCTAGTTCAGCAGGTGCTTCCTTTACAGGTTCTAATTCGCCTTCTTCTGCAGCTTCCATAGCTTGCATTAGTAATTCTCTACGGTCTAACTGTTCTTCTGACATGGTATCTCCAAGGTATCGGATTATCGGTAATTAAGTTTTGCATAGGTCAATTCGGCTATTTGGCGCTTCCTAGCTTCCATAGACTTTCTGCTTAACTCAGGTGGTTTGTGCTGCAATGGTACATCGTTGCCTAACTCAATCATTCTGTGTTGTTTTAGGTGTGCTTTGTGTTTAGACCGGCTTTCAATTAGTGAACCGTCTACTTGCGAAATGTAGGGTTGAATATCCGACATAACCATAGGGGCTTCTTTGCGAGTCATTTCCTGTTTTTCTCTCCAGGCTTCTTCTGCTTCGGGGCTTCCAAGGGTATATCCCCAAAACTCTAAATAGTAGTCTTTGTCGGATTTAACGCTAATTTCAGGATTATCGGTGTGTCCACATTTAGGGCAAATCATAGTTTCTCCAATAATGAGGGTAATAAATGCCATTCTTCTTTCTTTAAAGGTACTACTGAGTCATACCATGTTGCGTTTTTCCAACGCCAACAGATATAGTCATGGTCTGGAAGCAATAAAAAGCACTTTACACCCAAAGCACCGGCTAAATGTGCGGTTGCAGTATCAGGCGCTACTACGGCTTTCATGGCTTTCATGTGACAAGCAGTCTTGTAAAAGTTGCGTTTCCAACCATCATTCGGCAATGGGTCAAACACATCGTCTAACTCTATATGGAGCGAATAAACATCGTCTCCAACTAGTTGTCGCATGGTTTCTAGAGGAATTGACTTGGTGTAATGCAATGGGCCATTAGATGCAGACCAATTTACCCCTACTTTGCGCTCAATATTGGATGGTCTAGCCTCAAAATAACCCTCAGAACCAACAATCTTTTGGGTAGTTATAGGGTAGGATTGTTTGACAAAAGGGGGTGCATAAGTGGCGAAATGGGGTAGGGACATAGACCCAATCCAGTAATCTGCTTCCATTTGTGGGCCTTCTGCCTTATTGCAGGAGATGTAATCTATGCAATCCATCGTACCAAGTAACTGCATCATGGATTCATGGCACATAACGGAGAGTGTTTTAGCTCCCCAGGCTTTAAGCATAGGTAAAAAACGAGCAAATTGGATAATATCGCCATACCCCTGTTCCATTTGAACAACAATATGCTTACCAATCAGTCTTTCACCATCCCATTTAGGTGCTTTTACCCATTTTTGCCATTGTTCGCCTGTGGCTTGCATCACTTCTGGATGCCAACGGAACTCAAATAGCCGAAATCCTGCTTGGAAATGGCCCATGTGTAGTAAATCTACACCTTTTTTGTAACTTCTATATGCTGTCATGTTTCAGGCAAGTAATCGCCTTCTCCTTTATAAAAACAACGCTAAAATCCCATCCTCATCATCTTCTTCAGCAAGCCGTTTAGCTTCTAGTATTGCAATTTCTTGCTCTAAACGCTCTTTAGCTTGACGAATTAATACTGCATTTGATAAATCTTGTCTTTGGCGCTCCAAATTAGCTATCAGGGCATCATATTTAATTACTTCTGACTGCTTTTCTTCGCTTACGGATTCTACAATAACTTGTTTGCGTTTACTGACTTTTGGTGCAGGACTAATTTGTTCACGAATAAAGTCCCTGCGAGCTTCTTGGTCTGCTTTTAAGGCAGCCATCCGCTTTTCTTCAGCCTGGCGCAACTTCTTATCTAATGCTTGCGCTCGTTTCCATTCTTCTTTTGTCCAACCATCGCCACCCCGAATTGTAGGTTCAATCGGGGTAATAACGATTTGAAACGCATCGTTTTGAAACGCATTAGCCTGAAAAGCGGTTGAAAACATTACAGAACGACCCAGCGTGACCCACTAGAAACTGTTACGACTACACCACTTGATACGGTCATTGGCCCTACTGAACTAGCACTAGAACCGCTAGGAATCGTATAGTTTGCCGATACCGTATTGCTGTTTACGACTATGCCGTTTGAAGCGTTGATTTGCGGGGCGGTAAGCGTGTTTAAGCTAGGGTCATAGGTAAATTCAGCTTCATTACCCAAGGCACTTGTGCCAGCACCGTAAGGAACTCTATTAGCTGTAAGGCTAGTAAGTCCTGTACCACCGTTAGCTACGGCTACCGTACCCGTTACATTGGCGGCTGTGCCTGTGGTGTTTTGGTTCAAGGTTGGTACATCTGCAGCCTGAATAGCCGACATAACCACATCCGTACCGTTACCCCGTAGGTATTGACCGCTAGTTACTGCACCTGCAAGCGCATCCATAGCAGCTTGACGGGTTGTTTCCCCTGTACCCCCATTGGCAATAGGCAAAGTTCCCGTTACTTGGGTGCTTAGACTTACATTGGATAATGTGCCGCCAAGGGTTAAGCTACCGCTAGAAGTGACTGTTCCTGAAAGGCTAATGCCATTGACCGTACCTGTACCACTTACGCTTGTGACTGTACCTTGTGGGTTTTCGGCTGTGGTTACGGAAGTTACTCGACCATAAGTATCAACGGTTATTACAGGAATTAAGGTGCTAGAACCCGTAGTCCCTGCTGTTGCAATACCGCTTGCAAGGTCAATGGCTGGGGTTGTGCCACCGCTACTGGTAATTCTGCCGCTTGTTCCGCTAACGCTTGTTACCTTGTTGTTAAAGGTTGTCCAGTCAGCAGATAGTAATGCGCCACGATTTGTAGCCGATGCCGATGGCAGGTTAAATGTATGGGTATCAGTTGCACTTGCAATATTGAAATCTGTGCCTGAAGTGCCTACGGCAAAGTATTGAACTTGTGCGGTTAGGCCATTTAAAGCATTGATTCCAGTAGAAAAAGTGGTAATTATTTGGCAAAGATTGTTATCTTCAGTATGTAAGGTAATGGTTCTACCGCTTGTAGTTACATAAACTCGAATTGCTAAACGGTCAGTTAAAGTTAAAGCTGTTTGCGGTACAGCTATGGCTGAAAAATATAAATCTTTATTAGTACCGTTGGTTATTCCTTCAGGACTGCCTGAATCGCTGGCAATTAAAGTAAAGGTCGTGCCATCGTACTTGTAAAGTTCTATATAAAAGCTAGGCGAACCACCGCCTGAAGAAGCACTAAAAAATAACTCAAAGTTCCAATTACCAGCAGGAATTGACAATAACGCAGGGTCACCAGCATCCGTAATGAATTGGGCAATGTATCCATCAGCACTAACACTAAAGTTAGTACCAGTCCCAAATATAGGGGTTTTGCTCATTTCGTAGTAAGTATTACCACCAAAAGTGCCTTGGTTTACGCTACCGTTTAGGTAATACGATACGGAAGAACCACCGCCTTGCGTGGTTGGGAAGTTGGCTAAAGCACCATCACCCCTGACATATTGGTTTGATAATCCTGCAAAATTAACGCCAATATTGCCGCTAGAAGTAATCGGACTATTGGTAATGGCTAATGATGCGGCAGAACTTGTAAGGCCTACGCTAGTTACCGTACCGTCAAACTGGTCATCGGATGTAATGGTAAAGTTAGGATAAGTACCCGTAACTGTTGTTGTACCAGCCCCAGTAATGCTAACGGTTTGGTCAGGTGCAGCGTTTGTAATTACGCCAGTCGTGTTGTCATAACTTATGCCTGTGCCAGCACTTATGGAAGTTCTAGCCCTAGCTTGGGTAAAGTATTCGTTTGTACCTTCGGTAATATTTGTCGTGGTTAATACGACTGCACCAGTCTGACCGTTGACGGATGTTACCGTTTCGGTATTGTCAACCTTTTGCCAAACTGTGCCGTTATATACTGCCCAATCGCCCACAAGCCAATCAGTAATCCCGTTAAGGTTAGTATTACCAGCAACGCTGACCACATAGTAATAACCTTTAGTACCAACAGAAGAAGTAAGGGTAGGTGTATTAGTGCTTGCATCCCATGTGCCTTGGTAACTAAGTGCGCCCAATACTGCGGCTGGAAGTTCAGAAACAGGTACTTTACCGCCAGCATCGAGGGTAGCTACACCGTTGGGTGAACCTGCATCCTTGGTAGAAGCCGTACCTAAACCCGTAATATCCGTGTTCGGAATGGTTGCACTAGCAGTCATTGGCGTTGTGCCAGTACCCTTGACATAGCCTGTCAAAGTAGATGCACCTGTGCCGCCATTAGGGACTCCAAGCGTACCCGTAATGTTAGATGCAGGAATAGTAACGCCTGAAATCGTACCGCCCGTAATGGCTACGGAATTGGCATTTTGCTCTGCCATCGTGCCTAGACCGACTAGAGTATGGTCAGCGTTCCAGTCACTTGGCCTGACTACGGATGTGTCATCACCGTCAGGTATTAGCGAAACCTTACTATGTTTGACTGTAATAGCCATTATTGAACTCCGATGATTTTACCGTCAGCGCCACGAACTACTTGTCTTGGCCTATTGTTTTGTTCGCTAAGTGTTTGAGCTAAGTTACTGATTGCAATAGCCATTTCTTGATTTCCACGACCAATAGCATCGGCAATCGGTTGCATTGGGTGAGCCATAGCTTGAGCCATTTCTTGCTCATTAGCGTAAGCTGCTGCACCGTCAGAGTCATCCGAACCAATACGGGCAACTTCAATCTTAGCGCCATTGTTGATATGGGCTAGTAGGACTTGAGTGTTTCGCTCAGTCATCATCTTCATTTGAGCTACTTTCATCTCCATCTCTCTGTCCATTGTGTTGCGTTGTTCTTCAAGTTGGAATTTGAGTTGATTCTCTTGAGCCTGGTACTCTTGCTTGGCTTTTTCAATCTGCATAGCATTTTGCATTTTTAATTGCTCTAATTGAGCTTGCATCTGCATTTGCTGTTGTTTGGCTTGTTGTTCCATTTGAACCTTTTGCAGTTCTACAGGAGGCTGTTGTGGTTGGCCTTTTCTCTGTTCGTAAGCTTTACGCATATCGTCAGCAGTTTGGTCAATGATTCCCTCTAGCTGTTTACCGGCTTTAAATGCAGTAACGCCAAACTTCATCATTTCCAACAGCATTGGGGTTAATTCAGGTGCGGCTTGTGCAGTTGGAAGCGCTGTCTGTAAAAATGAGCCAACGGCACTTAAAAACGCTACTCTGTCTGCTTTTTCCTGCTGTTCATCTTGGTAAATCATTGAGTCAGAAGTGACTTCAATGCGGAAGTTTTTAGAGGCTTCGTCTCTTAACAGGGCAATGGCTTGGGGGATAAGCTGTTTATCTTGCTCAGATAATTGCATTGCACCCGAAATCTGAATTAATGTCTCATCGGTAAAGTGATTGCAGATAATTTGCGCTTTAATCGACAAAATGCTAGTAGCAAAATCGACTACAGCGTGTTGCATGGTTTTTAAACGACCCGATGCGTTGTTTGACTTAATAATCTGTGCGCCAAGGGTCTCATTAGGGTCAGTTTGTCCCCGTTGAATGTCGGCAATACCCATCAATTCGTAGATTTGCCCCTTAACTTGCTCCATTGCTTGATAACATTGGGCTAAAGCTTGTGCGAATGGGGTAATGTCTACTAAATCAATCGCTCCCTTCATGCCTTGCTTTTCAGCAAAAGCCATCCAGTTGTCTACAGGTATCAGAGTGTTGTTTTCGCCTTCTGTAAACAGTCGTTGTAGTTCACTAGCCGAGGCATCGTATACGCCACGCACCTTTAATGCGTTAATTAACCCGTCAATTCGGTCACATAAAGTATCTAATTCCCTTGCTTGGTCTTGGTAAATGACAAAATCAGGAATTGGCTCTAGTGAATCCGTTGTGAGTGTGGAATACAGGGGTTTAGGGCAGGGAAAAAAGTTCTCAAGCTGCAATGGGTCATCACGCTCGTCAATAATCTTTCCTAAAGACTTGGAAATCCACAGGACTTTACCCGTTTCCTTGTCCCAAATTTCATAAATTACCGCTTCATATACACCGTCTACAGGTTTATACGAGTTTTTATCGTCTGCTGGCTTGGTGTCTAGCGGTATTTTGTAGCCTAATTCCTCACCAAAACGCTCAACGAGTGCAGGGCGAGACATATAGACCTTACGCCATACGCAAGTTACTTCCTCCCATGTCCTAGCTCCAGGGGTATGTCCAAATTCCTTCCAATGAACATAATCTACAGGAGCGCACTCGTACTCAATACGCTCAGGGTTCTCATTCTCCATGCCTTCAGGTGTCTCGGATTCGTCTGAATCTTCGGTAACTTGGAAGCCATCATCGGGTTCGCCTACTTCATCGACTGCAAAATGTGGCTCGTACCGCACCCATGAAACACCACGACCACCTAAAAGACGGTCTAGTACTGAGTTGTTCATAGCGGACTTGTAATCACCGTAATGCTCAATCTCAAACTCTAAGGCTCGCTCCAGCATCATTGACGCAACACGACCTATAGGGTCATTGTCCCTAAATCTTCGGCTTACATCGGGGCGAGGCAGTCTTGCAAAGATGGCTGGCTGAATGGTTTGGACATTTGACCAAAGGATATTAAACCGAGCATTAGGGTTACGGTCATAACGGCTATCGTCTTTATACTTCTTAACGATTCGGTCTGCTCTAGCCTCCCAGCGCTTGTACTGGCGCTCGTAAGACATAATTGTCTTGTACCAATCTTCGTATGTGTGGTCTACCGTTGCTGTATCGTTTGCCATAATGTTGCCCTAATGTTGAAGATTTTGGCGAAATGTTGTCTTATTTTACCTAAAGTTAGTACCTTTGGTTCACTTTTGTCTTAGTTTCTTTCCAAAGGTCGTTAAGCGATACCTCAGTTTGTCCCACTTTAATACCCTTCATTTCCTCAATCGGAGGCGGTAACGGTGAGGCCATCTGCATAATCTGGCAACCATAAGAAAAACCGTCTCCATCATGGGAAGCCCAATCGTGCAATGGACTAGAACCGAATGTCTTGGTAATGTCGTTATATGCGTAGCTCCAGGCTCTAAGGCCATCTAGTCCTATTTTGCAATTAGTTTTGTTGAATTGCACCCTAGGCAACACCACCCTGGCAGCGTTTATCCTGTCTGCAATGGATGTCGATGGGGTTATGTCGCATTTATTATGCCCAAAAAATTTAAGGAATATTTCTATTGCTGACTCTTTGGCTGAGAAAGTCTTAGTCCTTGCATCATGGGGCAGCCATATACAGCCTAATGGATTGCGTTTGCCGCTTAGTTCGTACTTGCAGAGCTTTTTGTGGATTCTATGCGCCCATTCCTCTGCATCTATGCCAAAGCCTGAGTCATAGTCCACGATGTTATAACCACCAATGACCGGCTGCCAGAACCACCATGTAGCCGTATCTCTGCGCCCAATGTCTACGCTAATCTGGATTGGTTGTCCTTCTGGGTCAAACTGAACATCATCACTAATCCTACCTGCTCTTTCAGATAATGTAAGCTGCCTTGCCAGTATTGCCCCTAAATTTGCGGCATCAAATGAGCATAAGTACTCTTGCTCGAACTTAGAGCGCCCGAAGTCCTCGCCAAAGTCAGCAATATAGTTTTGAAGCTCTGCCTCTAGCTGCTCAGGTGTGAATATGCCTGTTTGCGTAGCGTCTAAGACCTGGGCAAATGCGTCTGGGTTTCGCTTAGCTGCCTCCAATGTGGTGTAAGCATGGTTTCGGCCTCTGGGTGTGGTGTTGAATATCTGCCATCCCCCGTTTTCCATCAGAATCGGCCTTAAATAAGCCCTAGTTGCTGGGTTACTCAGCGCCCACTCAGAATAGACAATGCCTGCAGGAGGCGAACCAACAAGCTTAGAGGGGTCATCTGAGCCTACAGCCTGGAAAGATGAACCATTCTTAAAAATAATCTTCATCTCGTCATTACGAGTGGTTTCCCTCAGCTCCAGGGGGAAGGCTTCATCTATGCGCTTTCGCCCTGTATGAGGGTTAATTGCATCCCAAATAGCTTTGCGAGCTTGTGAGTACTCAGGCAGCATATACCAGTACTGAGCTACCCTTTTAAATGCTGCAACTGCAGTCCAATGCAGGCCTAGCTCATCCTTACCGCTTCTTCGATGCCAGACAATTTCACAATGTTTACCGCCTGTTTGCATATAGCGCCAGGCTGCAAGCTGGTAGTCTCTAGGCTTCCAGTTATTAGGTAGGCGAATAGTGGTCAAAAGTTTACAGTTTGAACAATAATGGGGTTCTCTTTATCGCCTGACAGCTCAGTCCTAGCCAGTTTTGGCATACTATACTCCAAGGCCTTAAAGTAAAGGTCTAAGCGCTTGGCTGGGTCATCAATCGAATTAAGCCATTCATCTAGCTTGTCCACATTGGCAGAAGTAAACGCAGCAATGGCGGCCTTGACATCACCTGTGATTTTATTGGGTACGCCAGCCTTACGCCCTGCGCCAGGTCTTTTCCCACCCTTGATAGATTTAGATTGTTTTTCATCCATAATCTTCTAACCCCTTGAAATATATGACCCAAGTATATAACAGTTACCAAAAAAACAACAAATAAAAATAATTGATAAAAATACTTGCAATGATGTAGCAATGTGTTACAGTAGAGGCGTAGTAAGTGATGACCTATTAATTGATGACAAGGAGAAGTAAACATGAGAAATACAGAACGCTATATCCCTGAAGGCTACGAACTAGCATGGGATGATAAAGACCTAGCTATACAGGTTTACTATAAAGAAGGTGCAGTAATTGGGGGCTTATGTTTTGTAGGTAAAGCCATCAAGCCTACATGGCACTATAGATTCAAGAGTGCTGAACAGCGTCAAGCAGAAGTTACCAAGACCTTTAAGGATGTTTCTGACCGCTTAGAGCGTAAGAATCAAGCTAAAGCCTCTAAAGCTATTGCTACTGCTAATCATGGTGTTGTCGTTGGCGATGTGTTTCGCTGTTCTTGGGGTTACGACCAAACCAATATAGATTATTACGAAGTCATAGCCGTAACGGGTAAAACTGCCACTATTTGCCGGATTGGTTGCCTTTCCGAAGAAACCGGCTTTTTACAGGGTAATTCAGTACCGCAGTTAGGTGCTTTTATCGGCAAACCTAAGAAAAAGCTTATACAAAAGCGTTCCGTAGATTCTGAGGCCTACTTCACTATGAACAGCTACTCTAGCGCTTTCAAAATGCAACCTGTCGCAGTTATTGAGAATAAGCCCATTTACGAGTCATCGCATTGGACTGCTTACGCATAAGGGTACAACATGAAAAACTATCAAGCCTTATTACTATTGGTTCTCGTGTTCATTTTAGCACAAATCGGGTTTTATTTAACATCTATTGGAGCAATTTAATTATGACTACTAAAAAATTACCAGCCAAAAAAGTAACACCAGCCGAGCAAATTTCTAAATTATCGATGAATATTGCCATTCTGGAACAATCCTTATACATGGCATACGATGATTATGACGAGATGTTCTCCGTCTTACAGTACATCCTCAAAGACCTAGACTCCGATAATTTTAGTAAATATCAAGTCCGCAATGCTTTAAAGGCGGTGCGCTCGCTGATGATTCACAATCAATGTGCAATGATGGATTGTGCAGGGCTAGAGTATTGAAAACTGTATTCGGTAATCTCCAAGTGAAGGCGGTTTTTAGCCTTCATGGGGTGCAATATATGAAACTAACCAAGATGACGGCTCAACGATTGGACTCGTCATCTTGGTTTTACTTTGGATTAGATGAGGGGGTAATTAAATGTTCGACTTAAAGGCCTGGAGGCTTAGGCTTGGCCTGACGCAAGAGTCTGCTGCAGAGCTTTTGGGGGTTCATCGTGTCACGATAGCACGATGGGAGTCTGGGGCTTGTGCCATGCCTAAATTGATAGGGATGGCTTGCCTTAACTATGAGCAGATGGTAAACAGGGTTTAGGGGTCGACCTCAAATTGCCGGTTTTAAATTACGCAATGTCAGGGTCATGGATTTTGTTCATTGCATCCATTAAAGCCTGCTTGCGCTTCATGCGTTCATTGGTCTTTTTGTTAAGAATATCCCCTTTACCGCCTACTGCTAACTCCTGGGGCTTTGGCTTGTTGCGCTCTTTTTCCTGCTTCTCAAGGGTAGATTCTTTGTGCGGTTGCAGCAAACTGTTTTCAGGTTTGATTTTGTCTTTTTTAAACATTACATATCCTTCATCTTAGAAGCAATTATCTCTTTACGGGTAGGCTTGGCAGTCTTGGCTGATTCTCTGAAATCTTTAGCTGTTGGTGCGCCTTTAGTCCCTGGTTTGTTCATCTTTTCACCTGAACCGGCTCTAATCCTAGCCCTCTTTCGGTGAATATTGGCATATAGTCCGTCTTTCATTTAGCATTTCCACCTTGCTCTTGCTGCTTTGCCCCGTTCCCCAGTCCATCCTGCTGACCTTGCACAGAAGCTATCGTGTCTTGGCCCACTAGACTGTGGTGCTTGTAAATTAGCGTTGTTTTTGGCGTTGTATGCTTTTCTTCCTGCTTCGGTCATACCTGCGCCTTCTTCTACCGATAAGTAATGACGCCCTTTGCCTTTAGTTGTCTTGGCAATAGGCTTTTCGTGCTTTTCTACTGCGGCACGAATTTGGTCTTTACGACTCATCTCGCTCACCTAAGAAACGACCATAGGCCTCCTCGAGTTTGGCTTTGCGCTTGCCTTTGGCATTGTCTCGTTCTACATTGAGAGCGATTGCGATTGCCTGTTTTTTAGGCTTTCCGGCTTTCATTTCGGTTTTAATGTTTTTACCGACTGATTGGACTGAGCCAGATTTATCTAAAGGCATGATTATCTCCAAGTTTCTGATAGTATAAGTCTAATTCTAAAGGAAATCATGGACTTTAACGAGATTTTTAAAGAGCTTTTTAGTTTAACCAAAGATGGCTCTATACCAAATACTTCACCATTAGCTGAAAAATTACGCAATCTTCCAGCGTTTGCTATCAATACCAAATTGTTTGGACACGAATTAGCTGAAAAATACTACGGTTACAAGCGCCTACCTGAGAAGTTTGATGATTTTAAACAAGGATGGAAAGCCAGTATTTACAATGATTTCCTTCAAAAATGGTTTATTGATACCTGTGAAGAATTAAAGATTGCCCCTGTCTTGCACCGTAAGGTTTGGGAAGAAGCCTATGTGGTTAATACATTACGGTCTAAACTCAAGCCAGGCATGAAAGGTATTGTTTTTGGAGTGGGTGAGGAGCGTTTGCCTTCCTTGTTTGCATCCTATGGCTGTGAAATACTAGCTACAGACTTAAACCCTAATGAAGAAGCATCTCAGGGATGGGCTAATACGGCTCAACTTGGGTCTTTAGATAAAATCTATAAAGATGACTTGATTGATAGGGAATCTTTTGACCGTCTTGTGACTTTTGATTACGCTGATATGAACAATATTGGCGAACATTTACATGGTCAGTTTGATTTTTGCTGGACTCTATGTGCGTTTGAACACTTAGGGTCTATAGGAAAAGGTCTGCAATTCATTGAAAATACAGGCAAATTGCTTAAATCAGGCGGTATTTCAGTACATACAACTGAGTTTAATTACAGTCACCAAGACGAAACCATTGATAACTGGGGGACTGTTTTGTTCAGAAAGAAAGACTTTGAGTCGTTGTATAACCGTCTTTCTGACTATGTATTGCCACCAATGAACTTTAGCGTAGGTGAAAACCCTATAGATTCGTTTATTGATGTGCCACCTTATGCTTGGCATGGTAGCCACAATGAAAACTTAAATCATTGCCACTTAAAACTAATGGTAGACGGCTTTCCTTCTACCTGCTTTGGGGTATCATTTCAAAAAGCGTAATTTGTAGGTAGTTGAATCTATTTGGTCGGCAATAGCATCCATCAAATTGCAAAGTTGTTCGTCTTGTGGCAGGTCGTTACGGGCTTCTTTTACGAACTTTTGTAGGCTTTGCAAGTACTTAATTGGGTCTTTAGGCTGGTGGTATACGCTTGGGAACTCGGTTACTTTGTCGTAAGCGCCCATATAGGCCTCTACATAAGCATCTGTAAGGTCTACGATGTTGTCGTAATACTCACCTAAAGCAATGTGTTTGGCGTAAGAATCGGTAGACCAATGAAAAAAATGGGTGTTTGTTGCTGAGTGCAACAAGGTGGCAGCAAATAGGGCTACATTATCGTTCATGGTTAATCCTTAAAAAGATGCCCTATTTCTAGGGCAAAAGTACCTCACGCCACTACATTATCTTCCAATATATCAATCATTACAAGCAACTTTCCGCCTTTAGTTATTTCGCCCCTTTGAACCAAAAGGATGTCAATATTGAAGTCGTTGTCATAAACTCCAGCATCCTGGAGGCTATCTTCCACAATCTTTACAATGTTTGATATATCTCTTTTGCGTTTGTCAGGGGGGTGTACCCAAATTGTCAGGGATAACTTAGCCTCACCTAACTTTGGTACTTTGTACTCAACCACATAATCAGCTACTTTGGACTTGTAATCTAAGGCTTTTTTGTTAGGAAACCGTCTACCATGTGCGTTTATATACATATGATTAACGCTTGGTGGGTACGGTAGATTAAGTACTAGCATTTATAAGTTCAAGTGTTTTTTCGAGTAATTGTTCTTCTGTAACTCCGTATTCCCTTTCAAAGCGTTTTCGACCCATTCCGTGAATACTGGTATTTGCTCCTCGATGGTGATAGGGACAGAGGCCGATAACAGGAGCGCTGCTTCGTATGCCACCTCGTCTAATGTGATGTATTTCGCATGGTGTTCCCTCATTGCCTTGTCTTTTGCACAAAATGCAACCCAATCTCGCCACTCTATCATAGTGTTTCTTTTGTTCTTTAGTCATGCCAGGCTATACCAAAACTTGTAGTATTCCAAAAAATCTTCGTATTTGGTGTACTTTACTTCAGGTTCGCCCTTATTGTTTAGCAACCAACAATGTTCAAAATTAAGCCCGTTATCAGTATCACCGCATATTATTGCAACGGTTATATTGTTTTGGGCTAATGCTTTTAATAAGCGCTCTTGACCTTTGCTAATCTTTTCGTTTCTGCGTTTCCATTCAAGCACCATAAACGAGCCATTTCGTTCAATGATTCCATCAATGTTGCTAGGCATAAAGTTAGGATTGTCAGGGATTTCTCCCTGCAAAAACCCATAATCTATATGTTTAGCGTTTGGATTACGCATTGCATTTTTAGTCATCAGACAAATCTTGCAGTTTTAAAGCCATTTCAACCATCTTTTCAGCCGTTTGATAGGCCAAAGCAGTTTGTTTTTTAAGCATAGCAGCTTCATATTCTTGGCTTAGTCTGCGTAAAACAATCAGGGGTAATGCGTAATCGTCATTCATTTAGTCACCTTACTTTTGTATCTTGGTATATTAATCCGTTCAAAACAAGCAGTGCATTTCCACCTGTTAATCTTTCCTGCTTTAATCATCTTGCCGTAGTCTGCTGGTCGCATCACCTGGCAGCTCGTGCAATATCGTTTCTCAGTCATGTTTAATTTCGTCAAAGTTGTAGAACCATTCGTCTTTAGCGCTCCATTTAGCATGGTTTTCTACGCTGTAAACTTCTGTGGGTATTTTAAAATCAGGGTTTTTTAATACAGCAGGCACAAGCGATACATCGTACCAAAGGCAACGATTGTTCGGTTGGCAAGCAAATTGACCATTATCCAACTTAATAAAGTTATACGACTTATGCTCTTGAACCCCCTCGCTAAAGCTAGTATCTAAGCGATTTGCATCGGGGCTGGCAAAATCGACTGTAAACAAGTAGTTGCCAAAGTGAAACTGCTTATCCTTACCAAAGTATTTGACCTTTAGACCACGCAAGTTCGACTTTTCAATTACCGCCATGTCGTATGAAAGGCAATCCCATATCTGCAAATAATCCAAGGGCAACGGTTCGGTAACTTCTTTCCATACATAAGCACTAATTGGCAGTTTGTCGTACAAAGCACCGTAATTAGTCAGCATGGATTCTATGCGAAAGGCTTGGCCTTTAATGGCTTTAGCGGTCATCCATATGCAAGGCTCTAGTTCACCGTGTCCTTTTTCATGATTGTAAAGGTACTCTTTACGCACAAAGCACTTAACTGGGGGTATGTTGGCTACTAGAAATGTCATAAGTTAGTCCAATACAAGAGCATTGCTGCCAATATCATTAGGGTTGCGAATATAGCAAAAAATCCTATAGCAAACACAATCATTATGGTTTCAATCATTGCATTACTCTTGGCGATGGGGGTGACATTGGTACTGCCGGTACTTTGTAGCTAGGCACTCCGATTGCTTGGCCTTGTGGGGTTACGACTTGGTTAGGATAAATAGTTAAGGTTTGGGTTATATAGCCTGCATTGTTTACAACCTGGGCTTGGTTTCCATTGACTTGTACTGTCTGCTGCACATATCCTTGGGGGTTTGTAATTACATAGGTTTGGGCTTCTGCTTGATTTGCCCAGCCGCCAATAGTAAATCCTACTAAAAAAATAATCAGTTCTTTCATCACTTATTCCTTGGTAGTGGGGCTACTTGCGCTCCGTATGTGAAGCGGTAAATCGTGCGCTTTCACCCCGTAATTAGAATGGTACATCTTCCTTAAATTCTTTACTGACTTGTTGCGTAGGGATTGCTTTATCTTCAGGTGGGTTCAGGTAAGCCAATAAACCACCGTCTTTAAGAGCAAACAACGGTAAAGTCTCAATTTTAAGCATAAGGCCGTGTTTTGTTTCCATAATTACGCCAATGCTTGCGTAGCGTTTTTTCATCTTGCCATCGGTTTTATCTTCGTATTCCGATACTGCTGCTTTTACAAAATATTGAATTGCCATTATTGATTCTCCATAAGTTTTACTTCTGCTGCTACTTCATTTAAAAAAGTTTGTATTTCTGCTTCCATGTACAAGATAAACTCAGGGTCTCTAGGTACATTTACTATCAAAAGCTGACTGCGTTCCGGCATCCTAGGGTCAAAAGATACAAAGTCGCACCATTTAGCCCCAGTCACCGCCATTTGGGCTTGCATCTGAATAAAGTACTTTTTAGGCGGTTCTTTAGCCTTAAAGTATTCCCAATGGGTTGCTGAGTTAGGGCATTTGATTTCAATCAGGTTTTCACCAACCAGGCCGTCAGGTGAGCATCCAAACCACTCAATCGTAGGATGGTCAATAAAAGCCACTTGGTCTACAAAGTTATTAGTAGCCACTTCGTATGCGACTCTAGCCTGGGGTTCGGTTTGTGTCCCCCATTCCATTGCTGCATTGGTATATGATGGTTCTATGGCCTTTGTAGTTCGTTGCAAGGCAAGCTCAATCAGATAGTTTTGCCGACTAGCTGAAGGCCCTGTCTTTGTCCTTGCCAGAATGTCAGCTACCCTAGAAGCGGTTACTTTACCTCTACGGAGTTCGTGCCATTCAAGTGTGCCTTGTTCAATCATGTTAGGTCTACTTTCTTTAAATCTTTAGCATTAGCAATTATTTGGACTGCATTTTTGTCTTTAGCTACGGCAGCATAAGCTTTTCCGTAAACATCTTTAAGCTCATCAATGGTCTTGCATAGATTGATATTACCTACCCAATACTGAGCCAACTCACCCAAATCAGGCGTTGGCTCGTCAGGAATGTCCTCACCGGCATAGATGTACAGTCCAATACCATGCAGGGCAATAGCTTTAGCTAGGCAGCGTTGCATTGCAGTATTGACCGCAAACGAGTCTGGATTAGCAATAGCTTTGTTTTGGGCATTTAAGACAGGTAATTGAGAAGTCATGGTTTTGCCAAAAGCCGTAACTGAGCAAAATACCATCAAAGTATCGCCAAACTGCATAGGCGCTTGGTAGTCCCAGGTAGCCATTGGGTCAGCTTGTAGTAATTGGTCTACTGCCCAAGCCCATGAAAGGTAGGTAAATTTACCCTTCTTTTCTGTGTGTTCGTTTACATTAATCTTGCGTAGTTCTAAATATGACATCACTTACTCCTTATTGGTTATCTAATACTGCATCGGTGGCAAAGCGCTCTTGATACTCATAGGACATATTCCACAACTTACGGCCTAAAGCCATAAAGTCACGCTTTTCTAGCATTTCTTCTAACTGAGCTACAACTTCTGGGTCTTGTACACCTTCAAACGCTTCACAGAAATTACCCCAGTTGCAAGGGTTGTACTCGTCTTTCATGAGTTCTGCTACTTCGTATTGGAACTCGTCTGAGTCCATGTAGTCATCTTTAGGTTCGTAGTACGCATCGTGTCTAGACATTCCCATGTTAAACACCCAACGCAAACATCACGCCCAATGTAATACCTAAAGTTGCTGCACCTACTACATCTAGTACTGTTGGTTTCATCACTTACTCCTTTACTGTTGAACTAGACTCCAATATACACCATATTTCACATTTACAACACTTTTTCCCACTTTTCTTCATAGGTACATTCCCTAATGTTATTTATTTTCTTTTTTGAAATTATATGATACATTAACGCAAATCAACTGGAAAGGTTTTTATGAGTAAATTTGACGAATTAAGGTACGAATTTGGAGACATGAGCAATTTAGCTCAACAGTTAGAAATCAGCCCCCAGGCTATTGCTAATTGGGTTCATAGAAATCGAATACCGATTAAATACATTAAAAGAATTGTTGAACTAACTGAAGGCAGAGTCACTAGAGAAATGCTTGCTCCTGAAATTTTTGGAGACTGAAATGCACTATTACCAACACCATATAGGTGATTTCATTAAAGCTACCTCAAGGCTAACAGATAGCCAAGTTATGGCTTACCTAAGAATATTGTGGATGTATTACGATAAAAATGGCCATGTTGAGCATGATATTGAGCAAATTGCTTTTGAAATTGGCTCAGATACATCAACAGTTTCTTTAATTTTAAAAACTTATTTTGAAGTTGTTGATGGGTTTTTAAAGCAATCTAGGTGCGACAAAGAAATGGAAGGTTATGCAAACAAGTCATCAGGTGGCAAAAAAGGTGCAAAAGCTCGTTGGAGTAATGAGGGCAAGAATAAGCAATCTAATAGCTTACCTATAGCTAAGTTATGCGAACCTAATGCAACCCCAATGCTAACCAAGAACCAAGAACCAATAACCAGTAGTGGTGCTACTCCTGAAAAAATTAAGAAAAGGAAAACGGCTATGACTTTGAATAAAGACACCATGCCTGAAAACTATGAGGAGTTTATAAAAGTTGAAAGACCTGACCTAGACCCTTTACAGACCTATTACAAGTTTTGTGATTACTGGCTTGGGAATGGTGAAGTTAAAGCAGATTGGTTGGCTACCTGGCGCAATTGGGTAAGAAACGAAAAGAAGCAATTTAAGCCAAAGAGTGATGTAAGTAATTTTGATGAAATGATGAGGAATGCAAAATGATAGGACAGAAACAAGTGTTGGAATACTTGATGGCTGGTGGTCAAGTTAGAAGCGTATTTTTGATGGTTGGTGAAAAGCCTGATTGGTTTGACCTTAAAGACAAGTACGACATAACCATGCCATCCATTTACACAGAGAACCGAAATCCCCAACCTATAGACTTAAAGTTCTTGGAGGGGCAAAATTTACAGCTAATTCACGGTAAAAACGCTTCTGACGAGCTTTTTGCAGCATGGTATATACATACCCATCAACTCAAGGCAAAAACGCTTGTAGCGCTTGATAGCGCTGGGGACATTTATGTTTAAAAACATTGTCTCTGACATTGATTTCCAAGAATACTCAGAACTGCATAACTTGGTTTATGAAGTTTCACAACTTTCAGAACTTAAAGATGACTTAAAAGCGTTTGCTAGGGGTGAGTATTTTGCTAAAGGAGTGAAGCTGCCCTGGGAGAAAACGCATCAACAGGTCGAACTAAGGCCTGCAGAATTGACTTTGTGGGGCGGTTCTACAGGTCATGGCAAGTCTTTAATCATGGGTCAGGTCATTCTTTCTATCATGGAACAGGGTAAAAAGTGCCTTATTGCTAGCTTTGAGATGCCACCAGTATCCACTTTGTTTAGGATGGCAAGGCAAGCTACCGGCATGAAACACCCTACAGAGCTGTCAATAGATGCCTTTTCTAAGTGGGGTAACGACCACCTTTACATTTACAAACATACGGGAATGGTAGATGCCAATAAGGTTTTGGCTATGTGCCGGTATGCCTCAGAACAGTTAAAAATCGAGCATTTGGTGATTGATAACCTAATGACTTGCGTTAATGGTGAGGATGATTACAACGCCCAAAAGAACTTTGTAGCTACCGTGAAGTCCATAGCGTTATCAACAGGTATGCACATTCACTTGATTTGCCATGTTCGCAAGGTAAGTAGCGAAAAAGAGATACCAATAATGAGCGATATTAAGGGTTCATCAGCCGTTACTAGCTTTGCTGACAATGTATTTTTAGTGTGGAAAAACGCAGAAAAAGCGCAAAAAGTAGCAGAAAACTACCATCATTTTGACCGAATAGAACCCGATGCAATACTAAGATGCACTAAAAACCGCAATGGTGAGTCTACCCCTATGTACAAGCTATGGTTTGATTACAAGAGCCAGCAATTTATTGAAGAAGCAGATACACCAATACACCGATATTTGGAGAATTAAATGGAAGAAATTAACCCAAACGCAGCAGTAGACTTTTTACTTAAAAATGCTAGTTTATTTGCAAAAGCCAAGTCTGAAAGGGTGTATTTAGAGGAGTTTCGCAAGTCTAAAAAGGCTCTTTTAATGCAAGAAGCTTTCTTTGCTGGGGTAGATACTATGGCAGGCCAAGAAAGAGATGCGTATGCTAGGCAGGAGTACCGTGACCTTTTAGATGGTTTAAAGGAAGCCGTAGAATTAGAGGAAACATTGAAGTGGAAGATGACCGCAGCACAACTTAGAGTAGAAATCTGGAGAACAACCCAGGCAAACAATCGTTTAATTGATAAATCAACCGCATAGGAGGAAGTATGGCAACTTTTACATTAACTGAATTAGAGCATCCAATCCCTTTTTATGGCATTTATGAAGAAAAAGACGGTTCTTTAACTATTAGTGCAGAGGATAATATGAGTAAATTGGCGATAGCACCGAAAAGTACCTTTAAATACAGTTCTGGTAGTGATGTATTAAAGACTTGGAAAGCGTATGGTTTCGTGCCACCATCTACTGTACGCAACGATTATTTGTTTAAAGCGAACCGAATTGCATCAGGACTACCTAAATAGGGCGGTTAGGCAGACATTAGAGGATGTAGCAAGTAGAGACTTTTTCTGCCTTCTTATCTACGAGCAGTAGCTACTAAATCTACGCCCTATGCTAAAACATCAAACGCTTTGTTGATTTTGGCGATACGGTCATCAATACCAATCCTGCCACCATTAATTCGTACCGTCATGGTCGTAATATCCATAACATCAGCTAGGGCATTTAACCCCCGCTTGTTCCAGAACCAGCCCGCAGAAAGAGCCGCATAGCGGGGTTCTTCAACGAGTTGAGGGTTAGCTACCAAGTCCTCGCCAATCGCTTCTCCAAACGCCCTGTAATTGTCTTTACCAGTCAATTGGATAAGTCCACGACCAATGTATTTAGCACCGTCACCATCTTCGGTGTTTCCCATCCTGCCTGAATACACCCTGTTGGCAATCATTTCAGGCTGACGAGCAAACTTTTCAGCCGTATCAGCATCAGGAAAGCGACTGGGCCATGTAGCCATCAACGCTTTTGCGCTGTAATTTAGGTTTTCACGCAGGAATTTGTAGCCCCCACTTTCATGCATCGTCTGTCCTAAAAAACAGGCTTGACGCTTAGGGGTGTTAATTTGGTACTTTTCAAAGGTTTCTTGGAGTGGCTCAAACCACTTGCCTTCAATGCCTAAAGCTAATAGCTGAGATTCAATCATTCTTAGCTTTTTCTTTCATATCCATTACTTTTTCAACCGTTCTTCCAGCAAAATAGGCGAGCATCACTAATTGGCCCCATTCGCCTAGGAGTTTTACATACGCTTCATTTGTATCGTAATTGAACGCTGACATCATAGAGAATACAAAATACGCCCCTAGAATGAATATAAGGGTCATAGGGCGAATATTCTTACTCAGCCAAGAGTCAGATGCCATGTCAGCTTCCCAACGCTTCGTGACTTCTTGTTGCCCTGCTATTTCGGCTTGGATTTGAGCCAGTTGCCCGTTTTGTTGCATCTGCAATAGTTCAAGCTGGGCTTTGGCTTTTTGCTCAGGGTCAGGCATAAGGCGGTCAATGAGTTTGCCACCAATGTCAAGGATTGCGCCTATTGGAAACATTATTTTTTACCTATCTTTTCTCGTTCTTCAAGCAGCTTTACCCGTACATGAATGTCATGGATTTCACGGTAAAGTTCTTCACGCATCCTAGCCCTGCGGTCTGCTGAAATAGGGCTGTCTGTGGGTACGCCTTCGCTTGTAATTAACGCTGGCATTTTGCCTTCAATTTGCGTTAAACGGGTTTGAAATGAATGAACTTGACCCAGTAACCACCCCATGCAAACCACCACAATAGGGATGATTGCTTTGAGTAAGTCTTGCATATTCATTTGTCTGTAAACCATTTCAATGCCCAGCCACCAATCGTAGATAGAACCGTGAGCATAGCAATACCAAGCCATGCAATTCCAGCTTGTTTGTTTGATTGGGCTATCAATTGGTCAAGCTGGGTTTCCATTTTGTCTATCTTTTTTTCCATAGAATCAAACTTTGACTCATAGGCTTCTACTTTTTGCCAAAGCACCCCATAGCGGACAAGGTCAATTCTGCCGTCATCCATAACTACACCTTAGCAGATTCCAACGCTGCGATTCGTGCTGCTTGTGCATCTACGGTTTCCTTTAACTCCTGAATTGCTTTCACAAGAATTGCTGTGATTCCTTGGTAATCTACTGATTTCCATTGACCTTCAGAAACCAAGGCTGGAATGATTGCTTCAACTTCTTGTGCAATAAATCCGTTTACTTCAGAATCATCGCCATTTTTCCATTTAAATTGTCTTGGTTGTAATTGGGCAATTTCCGATAAACCATAAGTTATTGGTGTAATATCTTTCTTTAATCTTTCATCGGATTCTGCTTGATAATTTAATACATATACTTTTCCGCTATTACTTGCGGGTCTTATATACCAATCACCGTTACTACCAAAATGAATGTGGCTTTTGTTTATTCCTTTTGCTGGGCAAGTAAATTCAGCAGTTCCTTCGGTAACATTGAAACCAGTAATATTTAATGTTGCACCATTGCTTGAAGTCTGGTTGATATTTAAACTACCAGCAGAGTCAATACGCATACGTTCTGCGCTGCTGACAACAAAAGCCATGGGGTTATTTGTTATTGTTCCGACAAATTGAGTGCCACCACCAGCTGAAGTTACAAAATCTACCCCACCGTCACTTACAACAAATTTTTGTGCAGGATTACTTGTGCCAATACCTAAGTTCCCTGTACTAGTAAGGCGCATACTCTCAACACCACCTTCAGAGAACGCAATCGTATCTGCTGCTGGAAAGAAAATACCTGTATTAGTGTCAGTACCTCGTATTGCAGGGGTAGCTGCTGTACCGTCTACATCGGATAAACCGTCTGTACCGTTAAGAATTAGGCTCACAATGTTTCTCCTGTGTCTGCTGGCAAGGGTTGATTTCCCTCGCTCAACCACTTCTGATATTCAATAAAATCGGTATTTGCTGGGTCGAATGGAATAAATGCGTTGTCTGATAAACGCTCAACGCTTTGACAATTAGTTAATTTATACATTTACTACTCCAAAATTGTTTTTGTCATATAAATACATAGACTAAAGTTCCGCAGAAGCTCCAATAAATAAATTATTAGCAGAATTATTTCTAGCGTAAACTACAGTGTTTGCCGTACCACCAGTAAAACCAGTTACTTGAGTCCACAATCCTTCATTTGTTGAACCTGCGTTAGCCAATCCAGGAGCGCCATTATTAAAGTCGTTTCCTACAGCCCTAAATTGACAGTTTCTTCCTGAAATAGTTGCAATTGTTGGCGCAGCCCTCATTGTTTGATTGAACTTTTCCATAATAGCAATTGTTACAGTAGTTGAACCATCAAAAGAACCTGTAAATCCATTTCCACATTGTTGGTAATACCGCTGGCAAAGACTTAATTCAGTACCATACTGTCTGTATTCAAACGAAGTAGCTTGTGTGCCTCTTTCAAGCTGAACGCCCGTGACATACCATGTAGCACCGTTTGTAGAAACAATATTAGTTGCGCCAGTAGCGCCTAATAAAGTTCCAGCAGCCCATGCTCCAGCAGTTCCAGTATAAACAGAACCTTGACCAAGACTAAAGTTTAAGACAATTCCTGCATCGTTAGTTTTGTTCCAAGTTCCAGTTGTATCACCAGCAATAGTTATTGATTTTTGTTCCCAAGTATTTGCTGCTGAAATTGTGTAGGTAAATGGATATGACCTGTCAAACGCAGCATTATTTAAAGTGCCGCTAAAAGTTCCAGTCAGACTTGAACGCACCCAAAATGATAAAGTTACGGTAGCTGCACCAGCAGCGCCCCATCCTAAATCTGCTGTATTAAAGCCTTCAATCGGTTGCCTAAAATTAAATGTGTCTGTAGTTAAAACAGAATATGCAGATAAGGAAGTAATACCAGCATAGTCTGTAAACCCTGCTGGCGGTGTTACTGCACCAGCATCTTGCTGAACGCTGTATTTAGATGCTTGTGTTTGCGTACATTTCCATCTGTCTAAAGTAAATATAGGAGCAGTAAGAGGCGTAACACTAGCACCAGCATTTCTTTGGTCAATAACCATTGCACCGTTTATGATGCGATTCCGCATGACTGAACTAATGGGTGCTAGAACTCCACCGCTTGCATCGTTTATTCGGTTCACCTGAAGTTGTGACATTATTCTGCTCCTTGTAATGCGGCTATTTGCTCTTGCAGTTTAGCAATTTGTTCTTCTTTAGTTGGCTGTGCTGCAAGCCATTCTGCGTACTGGGCTTGTGCTTGTGCCACTTCCTCAGCAGTTAGTTCAACGGTTCTTTGTTCACCAGTAATCACATTAATTTCTATTCTGTTCATGATTTACTCGTAAAGAATGTTGATTGAGCCAGCGTCAAAGGTGTCTGTGCCGTTGATTGTAGTGATGCGGACTCGTTCTAGTGTTCCGCCTAATGCTACTGAGCCACCACCCATAAATACAACAGTACCGCCAAGGTCGGCCATTGTATGATTTGAAACCCAAGTGTTGCCTGTAATATTTGTAATTACCATAGAACCAAAACGAGTGCTTACCGCAGCACCATCATTCATATGAAAACCACTTGTTGCAGAAGAAGCTGCTGTTGCTCCGCCACCAACTACAAGTGCAGCAAAGCTGGAATATCCGCTTGTGGTAAAAGAACTTGAACCAATTTGTACTTGCGGAAATGAAGAACCATTTGTACTTACCCCAGTCATCATTACCGTAATGCGCTTAACCCAACTTGGAATGCCAGTAAAGTCAATGCTTGTTCCACTTGTAGAAGCTACGGCAGAACCGCTAACTATTGCGCTATTAGCCCCAGTAACTACGACTTCACCAGTAGCAGCAGGTAATGTCTGCGTAAAGTTACTAGCAGTTGCAGGTTCTTGGATGGTTA